CCGGATTAGGTTCAACAGGGAAAAGACAGAGGGCGGGCGCGAGGCTCTTGGCTGGTATCACGAAAAGCGGGACGAGGTTCGCAACATCGGGCTTGGCCCCAACCACGACTGGGCATCACACGCGGCAGATGCGTTTGGCCTTATGTGCGTATGGGTGGCAACCCGACATTCAGCCGCTGACAAGTGGGGCGCGCCATTGCGCCGAAACCTGGCCGGTGTAAGCTGGTAGAATAAATCGCAACAATTGAAGGATTTGTTATGTCGGATGAAGGAGCCAAGAGCCTATTGAGTGCGAGGGCGCGTGATGCTGAACTTTGGTCGGCTTGGCTGTCAGGAACGGGGCCTCACCCTCATGGAGTGTCTGGCCATAGATGGTTGATACCCTATCTTTGGAACCGACGCATGACCGATGGCGGGGAGTGGGCTAGGGGCTGCGGTCTTGAATAGCTAGACCTTTTTTCGCTTGTGGGGTATATTGATACCGCACGCATAAGAGGTTTAACCATGGCGCTGACATATAGCACGCTTCAAACTCAGATAGCCGGGTTTCTTGACCGAACTGACCTGACAGCGCAAATCCCCACATTTATTGAGCTTGCAGAAGCTGCGATCAATCGTGATGTCCGCCATTGGCAGATGGAGAAGCGCGCGGAGGCGACGTTTAATGAGCGATACGAGCCGTTGCCCACTGACTGGATTAGCGCGCGCCGTATCAGCGTTAGCGGCGACACACAGCTAGACCTTATCAGCCAAGCCAAGATGCTGGAGTTGCGACAGCTCGGCGGCAATGCGGGGGGTGAGCCGCGTTACTATGCAATCAGCGCCTCCCAGCTTGAATTCTACCCCACGCCGGACGGGGACTACAACGGCAGCATGATCTATTATGCCCGCGTCCCGTCACTGTCCGACAGTGAAACAAGCAACTGGCTCTTGGCGGATAGCCCGGATGTGTACCTTTACGGGGCGCTGATCCATTCTGCGCCTTATCTACAGGAAGACACGCGGGCGGGCATATGGGCGGGGCTGTATCAATCGGCGGTTCAGCGCCTCAACGCCACCAGCAACGAGGACCTGTATAGCGGGTCCGGGCTGACAATCCGATGACCGTTCAAAGCGAGGGCGGATCAACCATTGAGTGGACGGAAGTCCCGGCAGGTTCTGGCGATTGGACGGAGGTTGACCATGGAGCGATCAACTGGTCGCCTACGGCACCTTGGATTATGGATTCCGGGTTCTGGAACGATGGTGGGATTTGGATTGATTCCCGAAGGTGGAACGACAACCCGGTTTGGAATGAAGTTTCTACAGGCGATAGGACTGACTGATGGCAGACGGAACAACAACAACGTATTCACTGACGAAGCCAGAGGTTGGCGCGTCTGAGGACACTTGGGGAACCAAGACCAACACAAACTGGGATAGCGTGGATGGACTGCTGGACGGCACCACGGTTCTGACTGGAACCAAGATTGATGACACGCTGTCCATTGTTGACAACGCGGACAACACAAAGGTTGCGCAGTTTCAGCTTTCCGGCATCACCACGGCGACCACCCGCACGTACACTTTCCCGGACTATGACGCGACGTTTGCCACTGTGGCGGGCGCTGAGACGCTGACCAACAAGACGCTGACCAGCCCGGCCATCAACACCCCAACCCTTGATCTGTCCACGGTGACTAGCGCGGGCGACCTCGCTGTTACCGATGGAGGGACAGGATCTAGCACCGCCAGTGATGCACGCACCGCTCTAGGCGTTGCCATCGGGTCTGACGTTCAGGCTTACGACGCTGTTCTTGCGGATCTGGCGGGGCTAACGCTGGCTGAGGGTGACACCCTTTATTACGACGGTGCCAATCTGGTAAACCTCGGCTTGGGCACTGCCGGTCAGGTGTTGACGGTAAACAGCGGCGCGACCGCTCCAGAGTGGGGGGTTGCAACGGCTGCGGCCATTGTAACCCGGTCATCTTCCCAATCCATCACCGCGCCGGAAACCGTTGAGTTCAACAGTGAATCCTCCGATGACAACGGGTGGCATGACAACGTAACGAACAACAGCCGGATTACAGTGGACGCGGCTGGGATTTATCTTCTGTGCGTCAACCTGTCTACAAACGCCACAGACAATGGCGACGTGGAAATTCGGTTCCTAAAGAATGGCACAGAGCTGGTTTCCAAGCACATTGACACCGGGTCCACATCAAGCGGGCAGAGCTATGACTTTTCGTCTGTCCAGTCCCTTTCCGCTTCTGATTACATCGAGGTTAGGCTTCAAAACGTCCCTTCCGGGTCAGCTAATGTTTTGGCCTCTGGCACGTTCTTCTCTGTAGCGAGGCTCTAAATGCCCCTTATCCCTCTTGATATACCGCCCGGTGGCCGCCGTGTTGGCACAGACATGCAGTCGGCTGGCCGGTGGCGCGATATGAACCTTGTCAGGTGGCGGGAGGGAACAATCCGGCCCGTTGGCGGCTGGCGTGACCGGGTTTCGTCTGCGTTCTCAAGTCTACCGCGTGCAATCCACTCATGGCAGGACAACACTGCGGGCCGCAACATGGCGGCGGGCGCTTTCGATGCCCTTTATTACGTCTCATCAGGCGGCACGGTCACAGACATCACCCCCGTTGGGTTCACTGATGGTGAGCTGAATGCGACGGTCAACACGGGATACGGCGGCGGCCTTTACGGGACCGGGTTTTACGGCACAGAGCGCCAGGACAGCGGGAACTACAGCGAGGCTGACACTTGGTCGCTAGACAACTTCGGGCAATATCTGGTTGGGTGCAGCACGTCTGACGGTAAGCTGTATGAGTGGCAACTTGTTCCGGCCACTCCTGCCGCCCAGATTTCCGGCTCACCCACTAGCTGCTCTGCCCTGATGGTTACAGAGGAGCGATTTCTCTTTGCCCTTGGCGCTGACGGCAACCCGCGTAAGGTCAAATGGTGCGACAGGGAGGACAACACCGTTTGGACCCCTGCGGCTACCAATGAGGCGGGCGATCAGGAGTTGCAGACCAGCGGGCAAATCATGCTGGGCATCAGGACCAAGGGTCAGTCGCTCATCATCACTGACACAGACGCGCATTCTGCGACGTACCAAGGGCCGCCCTTTGTCTATGGCTTTGAGCGTGTTGGCACCTCCTGCGGCGTTGTGTCCCGGAAGGCTGCTGCGGCGGTTGATGATGGCGTTTTCTGGATGGGGCAAAAGAACTTCTTCCACTTCACCGGCACCAACGTAACGCCCATTCCCTGCGAGATTGCTGATTACGTTTTCGGCGACATCAATTCAGCGCAGATCACTAAAACGTGGGCCGTTTCAAACGCTCAGCACGGTGAAATTTGGTGGTTCTACCCGTCCGGTGACAGCAATGAGGTAAACCGATACGTGTACCTTGATTACAAGGAGGGGCATTGGGGTTTCGGGGATATGGCCCGGACGTGCGGCATTGACCGGGGCGTCTTCCGTTATCCGCTTTGGGTGGATACTGACGGCGATCTAAGGGAGCATGAGGTGGGGATGAACTACGACGGTGAATCCCTCTTTGCTGAGAGCGGCCCGATTAGCTTAGGGGTTGGTGACAACGTGATGAGCGTCAACAAGCTGTATCCCGATGAGCTAACGCAGGGAGATGTCACTGCGACATTCAAGACGCGGCTTTATCCGAATGGGGATGAGTCCAGCCATGGCCCCTATTCCATGGCCAACCCAACCAGCGTCCGGTTTACAGGCAGGCAAATCCGGCTGCGGATTGACGGCGCTGTGCTGTCTGACTGGCGCGTTGGGGTGAACAGAGTGGACGCATTCCCGAGGGGCAAGCGATGACGGTTACGCCGCCCCCGGTGGGTCCAAACCTTCATCAGTGGGCGCGGGCGATGCGAACCTATTTGCAGCGCTGGCTTCCCCGCCTTCAGTGGAAAACGCAGGACGACAACCCGTCAGAGAATGGCGTTCTTCTATGGGATGAGGCGTTAACGGCTCCCGCAGTCTCACACACCGGTTCATTCCACCGGCTGGTTATGGAGGAGCAGGTTCCCGACAATTGGGTGATTGTGAAGTCAGCCTCTGACTTGTCCGGCACGCTCAGCAGTGATGTTCTGTATCTAGTTGACGGTGTCGTTGATATGGGAGCAACGCAGATCAAGGTGCCATCTGGTGGCATCGCCATTCATGGCCTTGATTTTGGGGTGTCTGGACTAACAACCTCCGAGGCCTCCCATACACTGTTCATAGACCCCGACACGGGATATGCGGGCACAGTCCTGCTGCGGAACCTATTTGTGACTGTATCGGGTTCAGGTTCTCAGGTGTTCGACCTAGACAACGAGGAGAACGGCGGGGCGGTCGAATGCACGGATTTCAACTTTGTATCATGCACGTCTATCGGTACGTTGAATAACTACAGGCAAGGGCTTTGGAGTGATTTTGCTCTTGTTGCCTGCACTGATGGACTTGAGGTGGACGGAACTTGGGCGGGCGGGTTTGCCATCCTTACGTCCATTGTTGTTTCTGCGGGAACTGCATTCACCGGAACCATTCTAAAGGCGGGCGCGTCTCTTGTTGTGAATGGGTCCATTCGTTCAGATATAAACGCGCTCCAGATCGACAGCACGGGGGGGATTTCAGACTTCGCGCCGTCTAACGTCACGAACGATGCAGAGTTCAGGATGATTGGGGTTCGTTGCAATCCTGCGGCAACCCCATTCCCCAATATGCCAGCATCAGATCCAAAGGCTCGGTTTTCTAGCTGCGTCGGATTTCGGAATACATACGTTGGCGCTCAGTGGTCGATAACATCCGAGGCGACAACCGTGATTTCCGCAGCAAATACGCCGGTGAAAGTGGCCGGAACGACTACCTATGCCGATGAAAACTGGTTTAGAAACACGACAGACAACGCTTTCGTTTACGACGGGTCAGATCAAATCGGCGTGGTGATTCACGGTCAGATATCCTTTACCGGAACGACCGGCGACCAGATCAACGTAATTGCGCGGCATTGGATTGACGCCACGTCCAGTTATGTTGATTTGTCGGAGACCGGGGCATTCACCATGAATTCAGGAGGCCGTGCCGAGAACATCGGGGTTCTTGCATTTTGTGATTTTGATGAGAATGACAGAATGGAGATCTGGGTGGAAAACCAGAGCGCCGCAAAGAATGTTACCGCGAAACTTGATGGCATCGTGTCAATTAGTGAGAGGCCCAGCTGATGATGAAACTTGACGAATGCCGCGCCTTTCTGGAGCCAGCCCTTGAGTATTCGGGCGGCACCCATGAGTGGGAAGACATCGCGGAGGGTGTTCATTCCACCCGTATGCAGCTTTGGGCCAATGAG